TTAAAATAACAGAAGGAAGTTTTGCTAAAGTACCTCAAGAGATTAGAGCACTTTTTGAGGTACTAAAAGCAGAGCCAGATGACGATGAGTTATTCAAAGGCGATGAGAATTTTAAAAAGTTAGTAAGCGACTACAGCAAAGCAAGTAGAGAACTAAGAAACTATAAATTCGATAAGCGTCACAAATGACATTTGATCTATCTAACAAAGATGACATAAGCAAGGCCAAGATTAAATTTGAAGCGTTGCTATTATCTAATAAAAAAATTGAATTAAAAGAGATAAAGAAAAGAAGATCTCTATCACAAAATAAATACTTTTATGTAGTAGTAACTCTCTATGCAATTGCGTATGGATCTACAGTAGAAGAAGCAAAGACAGACCTAAAAAGAGAATACGGATTAATATACACAAAGAACAATAAAAAATACCTTATAAGCAGCGCAGACCTCGATAGCCTTATCATGACAAAGTTCATAGAGTACATAAGAACAAAGGCGGCAAAAGAATTAAACACATACATACCAACATCAGAAGAGTACTTAATTAATTACTTCTCGATAGACAAAGAAATAAACAGACACAAAGAATACATATGAATTTAAGAGAGACTAAAAAAGAACTTGATAAGCATGGTCAACTGCTGACGTCAATGGGCACATACATAAATGAGTTAGAAGGTTTTTTAAAAAAACAAGGTTATAAAGACGAAAGAATACTTCAGTTAAGAACTAAACACAGTTTAGAGAGCAAGAATAATCAATATATGCAGATTGCAAATGGACACTCTTTGACATTTGAAATGATAATGAGCATAGTATCTTCGTACTACCAAAGTGAACCAGAGAAGATACGTGGAAAGCTAAGATTTAGATCCTTAGTTACTCCAAGGCACATGTTCTGCTACCTGGTAAAGCAGTACATCCCTAACAGTAGCCTTAAAGAGATAGGCGTATACTTAAGTGGCAGACACCACACTAGTGTGCTTCATGGCAGACAAACTATACAAACATTCCTTGGTTTCGATAAGCAGATTCAAAGAGATTATTCTAATATAATCGACTTGATGAATGAGCATGAGACGCTTGACTAGTTATCTAAAATCATTATAAATAAGCTGTGCCTAGTTTTGGATATAGTTTAATGTGTATCTTTGCATTACAATAACGAAATAACAACATGATAACAACTGCAAAACAAAACTTAAAAGCACCTAACGGATTAAAAATAACAATAGGTATGGAGGTAAATATTTTATTTAGAGGCGAGTCGGTCATTGTATGTAAAGATAGCCAGTCGTTTACTACTAATTTAGATACTGCTCAATATTGTTTTAACATTTAAAAAATAAAATTATGAACGTAAAAGCAAACCAAAAAGACCGCACCTTCACTATAAGAGTAAAGGATAGCAAGTATCGCACCTCGCAATTTTCAAAAGCTACTTTCGAGGAGCTGGAGAATAACACCGACGCTGACTGGAATAATTTTTTAGCAACTTCTAATTGTTATTATTTAATAAAATGAAAAAGGAAATACTAAAAGTAGGCACTATGATGATGCCTTTAGGTTTTATGGTTTCACTTGTAGACCAACCAGTGTACGCAAGTATCACGTTTTTAATTGGGTTCATTTCAATGCTTGAACTCGTAAGTATAAAAAAGAATAAAAAAATTAAACTTAAAGGTTAACAAAATGAATATACTAGAGAAAGCAAATGAAATAGTAAACGTAAGATCAGAAGAAAAAGAGAGAATGTATGGACCATTTGAAGAAGGAATGGAAAGAGCAGCTCTTATATTATCTGGCATGGTAGGTTATAAAGTTAACGCTGAGCTTATGTATAGCGCGATGGTAGCGCTTAAACTTTCAAGACAGTCTTACACACATAAAGAAGATAATCTATTAGATGCCGTGGCTTATTTAGGTTCCTTAAACAACTACATATCAAATAAGAAATGGAAATAGGAATGATAGGAATAGTAACTAACCTAAGCACTAGGTTAAGTTCGCATAATGCTGGATGGACTTTGGTTTGTAAGTCAGTATTAGAAACTAAATTTGGAACAGAAGTAGAGGTACTAGACAACAAATGCGATTATAGTGGATACGACATCTTAGTTATAAACGAAGGAGTTAATTACAAAGAAGGATCTTTTAATTTCTTTGGAGGAGTTCAAGAGAAACAGATTGAATCTTTAGTTAAATTATCTAGCTACAAAGGCATAACGTATTCTGTAAATTCTAAAGTAGACTACAACGCTTTATTGACTAAAAGAAAAGAGTTAAGGCATTTAGATCTTTCTTTTCCTGTACCTGAGGTAATAGATTTATCTAAAGTAAACAGCAAGTTAGTATTAGGTGACAGCCATTCTCTTTCAGTGTTTAAACCTGGCTATAGCATAAGCAGAAATGATGGTAAAACTTTACATGGATTTCTAAAAATAGGAATAGAAAAATTTATAAAAGAAGATACTACAGATTTAGTGTTTTACGCTGGCAATATTGACATAAGATTTCATACTCATAACCATGGTGGAGAAGAGGCAATAAAAAAAATGTCAATAGATCTATTCAACCAAGTAAGTAAGTTGACAGAGAAAGGAATAAAAGTAACTTTGGTGCATCTTATACCTTGTGAGGATGAGAGTAGAAAAATACCTGGAACTGGAAAGTATAAAGGTGAAAATTTCTTTGGCAGTAAAGAAGAAAGAATTAGCTATGTGAACTATTTCAATAGCCTTATTGACAGGATAGCAATTAAATTAAATTTAGATGTTATCTCTTGGCAATTTGATTACGAAAATGGACTGTCTTTTGATGACATGGAGGCTAAGCAATCTGTTCACATAAGACCTAGCTCTTACAAATACATTAACCAATTAACTAAAGAAAAAAATGATACAGGAATTCTTAAGCTATTATAAGAAAGCAAACATGATGCAAGAACTAAAGTTCGAAGGAGGATCGTGGACAAAAGAAGATGTAAACGATGATCTAGTTTGGAATGTACCTATCTATGATGTCGTGAACAGAAGATTTGCAGCCTTTAGCTCTCTACTTGAAGCGGTAAAGCTAAACGAAAAAGATCCAAAAGGAAATGGTGTTTATTTTAAAGCTATAGATGGTAGGTTTTACGAAGACGACTTCATGAAACTGTGCTACTTATTTAGACTATGCGGATCTGGAATAAATTACAAGCCTAAGCAAGCCGGTGCAACTCCTTTTGGAACTCATGGTTTTGGCAATTTCTGGGTTGTAGATCAACTGAAAAATGGTTTTACAGATTACCAAGATTGGATGCGTTCACTTCCTCAAGATAAGTTTTGCGATGTCAAGGGTTACCTTCTTCCTATGATAAAAGGTGGATTAAGAAACTTTATATTAAATGAGGCAGAGGGGTTAGTAACTTATTTAATAGACTTTATGATTAAGAATAGAAAAGTTGGAATAGAAGACGTGGTAGACGAAGGCAACTCGTGGCTCATTGCAAAAGGTTATAAAAGACAAAACTTTGTGCTAACTGCTTTTGCTATGGACATGGCAGAATACTACCCAGCTTTAGTAGACAGAGATAGTGATACCTACGTAGGTTCTAATGCAAAAAAATGCCTTAAAATGATACTACCTAAAATGAAAAATAATGAAGCGCTCAGGCATCTATGTGACATATCTGGTGGCAAATCTAAACCATACGACATGGAGGATGTTGCTTGTGATTTTATAAGATACATTGAAAACTTCCAATCTAAAGATCATTTAATTTTAAACAACAATATAACTTACACAAACAATGTTCATAAATAAACAAAAAGGAAAAGAAAACAAAGATCTAAACGACAAAGATCTTAACTACTATCTAGAAATAACTAAAGATTTTAAGTCTTCGTTAGGTGATTTTATAGTAGATGAAGTAGATGGCTTTAAAGTAATAGATGAATCTAAAGCTTGTTCTGTTGGCTATAAGGCTCGTGCTGGAGAATTTCTAATAAAAAGACTAGCAGAGCAAAATGTAAAAGAAGTAGTTTACGTTCAGCCTAGAAGAGGTTTTGCTGGTATTTCTTTGTCTTGGTTATGCGAAAAGTACGGAATCTCTTTAACTCTAGTAATGCCATCTTCAAAGGAAGTAAGTGATCATCAAGCTTTATGCATACAGTACGGAGCTAAGCCTTTATTTATTAGAATAGCAGCTATGCCTAACGCTAACTCTATTGCAAAGAAATATGCCGAGAAGGTATCTGCATTCTTTATACCACTTGGATTGAACCACAGCGACGTAATAGCTGGTGGCGTTAGATCAATTTACGATTACTTTAAAGACAAAGAGAAACCTAAGACTATGTGGACAGTTATTTCTACTGGAGTATTAGTTAGAAGTCTTCAGATAGCACTTCCAGATACTAAATTTAAAGCAGTAGCAGTTTCTAGAAACATACAGCAAGGAGAATTAGGAGCAGCAGAGTTCTACTCTTACCACAAACCATTTGATTCTAAGTCTGATTTGATTCCTAGTAAATTTGATTGCGAAAGCAGTTACGATTCAAAAGGATGGGACTACTTAAACAGATATGGCGAAAAAGGAGATTGGTTTTTTAATGTAGCAGGAGAAGCTGAGCTACCTGTCATTGACAAGAAAGCAATAGTTTCTTACCGAGATTGGAACGACTTAAAAGATTTTAACAAATATGGAATTTAATAACGCACAAGAAGCATTTGAATTTCTCTACGATGAGATTTCAAATAAAGGAATAGACTACTCTGGCACTAAATGCCTACACAATGTAGGTTTCAATATACTTAATCCACTTGAGAACATAGTAGAAACTAATTGGAGAAACTGGAAGTCTAACTACGCTGAGTTTGAATGGCAATGGTATTTGTCTGAAAACCCTAACGCAGAAGAAATTTCTAAGAAAGCAAAGATATGGAAAAATTGTATGGACCAAGATGGTAACGTTAATTCTAATTACGGTTGGCAATGGAGCAGAGGCAATCAACTAGGATATGTCATAGACGAATTAAAGAGAAACAGAGAATCAAGAAGAGCTTCAATCTCGATTTATGACGCTAAAGATAGACACAACTTTGACAATGACACTCCTTGTACTTATGCTATAAATTTTTTTATAGTTGAAAATAAATTAAACATGAGTGTAATGATGAGATCTAATGATCTTTGGTACGGATTCTGCAATGATCAATATTGCTTCTCTAAGCTACAAGAGATGATCTCTAAGGAACTTAAAACCGAAGTAGGTAGTTACTATCATTTTGTAAATAATATGCACATATACAACAATTTTTTAAACAAGAAATAAAATGAACGGACAAGAAGCATTTATAGTAAGTAAAATAGGACCTTATGATGGGCCTTTTGAAAACAACATCACGACTTATAAGCTTAAAATAAAATCAGGAGAAACAGTAGTTTGGCACGAAAATGGCAAGAGAGGCATTAAAGGTGATGTAGGTGACACTATACTAGGCCTATGGATAACTAATGGAAAGCCTAACTACAAAATGTCTAAAATAATAAACAAACAATTAAAATTACTTTAAAATGAAATTAAAAAACGAACTACAGCCAATAAGAGATTGGGCAGAGAACAAAGGCATCTACGAAAAAGGAGATGTAAAAACACAGACAATAAAGCTTTTTGAAGAAGCTGGAGAGCTATCTAAATCAATACTAAAAGAAGACTATGATGAATTCGTAGACGCTATAGGTGATTGTGTAGTAGTGTTAGTTAGCATAGCGGAACTTGGCAATAAGTTCTTTGACAAAAAAGACATCACAATTGAGCATTGCATTAACTCAGCTTACGAAGTTATTGCAAAGAGAAAAGGCAAAATGCAAAACGGCACTTTTGTAAAAAATGATTAGTCACCAAAGCTTTATGAAAATAGCGTATGAGATCTCAACAAACTCGTACGCTAATAATAAAAAAGTAGGATGCATACTAGTTAAGAGCAACAACATAATAGCCATAGGTTACAATGGAACTGCTTCAGGACTAGACAATCAATGCGAGGTTGATGGAATAACAAATAAAGAAGTTATGCACGCAGAGAGCAACGCAATAGCCAAATGTGCTAGCAGTTTAAATTCTTCTAAAGATTCCACTATGTATTGTACGCTTTCTCCATGTATAGATTGCTCTAAATTAATAGTACAAGCTGGAATAAAAAGAGTATTTTTTAAAGAACAATATAGGAATACAGAAGGATTAGAGTATCTTGCTAAAGTTGGAATTGAAACAATAGAACTTATTGATTAAAATAAATGGGTGAATCTTGCGATTTGCCCATATTCTTTAGAGTGCAAAAAACCTTCAATTGCTTTGGGTGCATGTTGGTATCCGTTCCGATGATGCCATGAGTCCGTTCCACTTGGTGATCTTAGACTTTCAACTGTCACACCTTGATAATCCTTTGAGGTCTTGTGATGCACGTGGTGTGTGTAAACGTACCTGTGTTTGGTATTTCCCCAGTCATTGGATTCCACTGCCATCAACAAGGGAAGATCCTGAGCCTTTGCACCATCTCCGTGTGTGGTCCCAATTAAGGAAGTGCCATAAGCAAAGTATTTTCGATGTGCAATTGAACAATCAAAGGTGATATTCTTGTTATTTCTAAACCATGAACTTATAACATCAGCTAAAAAGAAACCACTTTGGTAATCGTGATTTGATGGATTAAAAGTGAAATGCACATCAGCCACAGGAATAAGCATTTCAAGAACATCAACATACACTTGTTTAGCTTTGAGGAAATTACTATACCACATTCCATCTGTATCTTG